ACCTAAAGATGTCCCAGCAGGATCTTCTACTTCTGCTTTAATTGTTGTTGCAGAAGCTGAAATTGCACTGTTCGTTGTAATAACCTGTGCGTCAAATCCTTGCTGTATTGAGCTATAGCCGTATTGGGTTAATAAAGATGTCCAATCATTTGTATGTTGTGAAACCACATTTTCGGCGCTTGTTACACGCGCTTGAAGGGCTGGAATATCTGTATTAACCAAACTACTAAATACAGAGCTTGCGTCTAAATACGATTGATTTGCATTGTAAGCAGAAGAAGCGGCAGCGTTTGTTTGCGCAGTTATTGTTGCGTTTATGCTTGTAATCTGTGATGTGAAACTTGAATCAACATCGCTTTCAATTTGAGGCGTTACGCCAGATAAAGTTGTTGAAAAATCAGAATTAATGTCATTACGAAGTTGCGCAAATTTACTGTCTATATACAAACGTAACGTGACATTTAATGCAGTAATATCCTGGGCATTTACGATTGTGTCAGCTGTTGCTAGATCAGCGCTTGTGTCTGCTTCATTTACGCCGACTTCATTTAAATCAATCTGATCTTGTAAAGACTGACGAATGGTTTCCAATGTGCCTTGCAGCGCAGTCACATCTGCCTGGAGTTGGGCAATGTCGGTTGCTACTGACATTTATTGCCACCCAAAGTTTTTAAACCGATTTGCACTTTCAATAGAAGTTACTTCTGCCATATCTTCAGATTCAGCCAATTGCAGCGTTGCGTTAAAATCATTCATATAAGTTGCTGCTTTGCTCATTGCGTCTTCGCCGCCGAGAGCCATGAATGCAGAAGCTGCTATTTTAGAAAGCACAGCGCTTTCAAGAATTGGATGAATATCAATTGTAATATTGCCGTAGTTAAGCGTCGGGATAACTGGATGCGAAGCTTGATATTCTACAGAAATATTTTGCCCAGCGACAACAACAGGAAAATACAACGTGTCATACTGCAATGTGCGCACAGAGTTTTTCGCCTCAAAATCGTTAATTGCGTAGAAACGATCTTCAGGAAATTCATAATCTAGATTTTGTACTGATATGACTTTAAGAAGATTGGTTATTAAACTTGGCTGTAAAGCATATGTGTTTTGATCTGCTACAAGCGAAAAATTAACATAAGATTTATTATGCGACATTTTAGTGAAGATTAAAACAAGCGCATCATTCAAATAACGAATGAATCTTGTGTGCTCTTCAAACTTAAGAGTTCCTAGATCTTTATCAGCTACAGATAGAGTTGATAACTCCCCTACTGCCAAATATTCAAATAATTGATTTACGTTCATGGAGCACCTCAAACAATGTAAGATTGGATGTTTAGCGTTTCGTCTCCGAACTCATCATCTAATTCCCATAAACCATTTTCGTTACGGGACATTGTTGAGTCTTCAGAGGGCTTCCAAGCATTAAGATACATCAACATTGAAATTGTATCAATGCAATCATCGTGTTTTGCTTTAATTCCTGAAACTGTACAAAAAGTAAGCTGGTTCATAAACTCGCCAATAATCTTTGAACTTTTCATTTCTGTTGGAAAATACACCTTGCCCGCTTTGAACAGCGGAACAACTGCGTTAAATCTGGACAGTTTATCAATCTCTGGGCGTATGCCTGGAGATCCGTTTTTACTGCTGGCAAAATTAAACCAGATATTGCGGCGCATCATTTCTTGTTGGATCCAATTGATAAACGCGCCTTGCTGTCCTGAAATTTCTACGCCGACGGCTTGCGGTCTGTATTCCTGAGAAAGCCTAAAAAGGTCATTAATATTGACATCCATAGTTTGTTTTTCACAGATCCCATCTACCCAGAACCAATCACCATTGGCATTATAAGCC